TATCTAAACCTTTTATCTCCAATCTGATATTCAAAACCTTTGAATTCATTGTTGAAAACCTCTTCGGTTTTATCTAAAAATGCTGACTTAGCCTGTTGTTGCATCTGTTGCTGTTCTTTTGACTGGTTGAAGAATTCAATAGCGTTTTGCTGATCTTCCGATAGCTTAGACCCCATTTTAATATCTTCGTAATATTTGGACTTTAGCCCGTCCAAGTGGCTTTTAGCGCTGGCAACTTGCTCTTTAAGCGCTAATTTTTTTCTTTTAATATCTCTATCATCATCTCTTGATTCGTCCCAATCAAGATCTTCTTCTACTAGGAAGTTGATCTCGTCAGAATCTAAATGAGGTTTTGTATCTTTGTAATATACTCTAAGTAGATCATCATCACCATAAGCGTTGTAATCTCTATTTAGGTTCATGTAGTCGTTTAAATCGCCTCCTGTGTCTTTCATAAACTCAACCACCCTTTGTATATTCTCAGGTAAGTCTGGCTCAGGTATAACTGGAGCGATCGGTGTTTCGTTGGTAATTTCAACTATAGGTTGTTCTTCAACAACTGGTTGTTCTACAGGTGTTTCTACAGATGTATCTACTTTGATAACATCTTCAACAACTTCAACTGGTTTGTTAAGATCAACTTTAACAACTTCTTCAGATTGAGTTTTTTTCATTGAAGGTTTTTTCTTTACCTTAATTTTTCCTACTTCATTGTCTACTTCAGCTTTTTCAATAACTTGTTCGACTACTTTTGGTTTTGCTTCTTCTGCCATAATATAATATAATAATAGTTAATAATTTGTTACATGCCCATCATACTCATTGGGTCAACTGCTCCACCTTGTTCTTGAAAATCTTTAGGAGGTGAGTCGTTTTTTCTTTGATCAATCAGCTCAGATTGCTGAGATGCTTGTATTTTTGTTCTTTCGTCTTTACGATCTTCTTTACCAGTTTCTTTTGATTTCATCGCGTCAGCTTCTAGCTTTGCTAATCTAATCTTTATTTCAAACTCATGATCCATTAATTGTTTTTTAAGCTCTGTGTCTTGCATCATTCTCTCAGATTCATATCTAGCTTTTATCCCCTCTAGTTCTTGCATGGATTGGGATTCAGATTGTTTTTTCTGTATCTCCATTTGAGCCGCTGCTTGTTGAGACTGCGTGTTGGCTTGGGATTGAGCCATTATGTTTTCTTGCTGCATTTTTTGGTCTCTTTCTAGCTTTTTCTTTCTACGTAACTTTAATAGTTGATTTGCTAGCTTAACACTTCTTATTTCCCTAAGATCAATTGCGTCTTCTAAATCTATACCCTGTTGTGCTAGGGCTGCTTGTATGTTGTTTTCAAGTAATTGCTTCTCCTCTTCATCTGGCATTAATTCTATAAATATACCAAAGTCATAAAGATGTAGTTCTGACATTTCATTTAGCGTTGCGACATTGTGAGCGCCTATCTGTTGTATGAAAGCTTCTTTGGTTGGAGAGTACTCTATGATATCAGATATCCTAAGTGATAAAGCCTCACAAACTTCTGTTGTTAAAAACAAGCCTGCTTGTAATATGTGTCTAGTTGCTGTATTAGAGTTAGCTGCTGCTAGCTTCTGAACACCAACTAAAGAGTACTTGTCAGGTGTACTTCCATCCTTAGCTTCATTAAGTCCAGTTACATCTCTTATCATCTGTAGGTAGTAATTGTAAGTTTGAATCAAACTCTGCATTTTACCACCACCACTTCCTGTTTGTATTTCTTGTATAGGTATTTTTCCTGGGTTTTGATCTCCATCAGCAGTCTTTGACCTACCAATAACGGATCCTGTTTGGAAGTACATGTTTAAAGCTTCTTGTGGGCTGTAGTTTGTTCCGTTACCTAAATCTATTTCAGCTAAACCATCTGCATCTAAATAGACACCATCTGGCACCATTCTAGACATCACTTGTTGTAGCTTTAGATGCGTTAGTTGTATCATATCAGCAAAACCAGTAATTCTACCAACTAGCGATTCTATCCTGCCGTTGTACATTCTAGGCGCGGTAATAGCGTAGTTCATTTTTACTTTAGTAAAATCACTTTTAGGCCTCATCATGTTTTTAGCCATTTCCCACTTAAGTATTTTGTCACTACCTAGTATCATAGCCCCTTCAAACAAAACCTCTACACATCTCTTTAAAGCGCCATAGCCACCTTGCTTATCTTCTGGTGGATCAAACGAATCATCCTTTTCAATTGCTTTTTCTCCTCCAGCTTTAGTTTCTTTCATTTTATAAACCTCATTCATATGAGTTTTATAATTAAAGTATAATATAGAAACCTTGTTGCTGTCATCATCATGATTACCACCAAATCTATAAGCGCCTTTGTTTCCACCACCCTGAGCAATAATTTCCTCTAAGTTCTCGTGTGTTAGATCTGGAAACTCTTTTACCAACTCGTTTATTGGTATTTGCTTTATCTCTCCAACATAATAAAGATCTTCGAAATATGGTGAATCCGTATGTGAGTAAACTAAATTAGCCGGATCAACATAGTCAACCTTAACACCTTCACTCACGTTAAAAGTAGTTTTTACAGCTCCTATACCTAAAACGGCTAAATCATAATAAAATTGTTTTTTAACTAATTCGTAGCGACTTCCCTCTAGTAAAACGTTCAATGCTTGTTCTTCTGCAATTTCTACGGCCTGCTTGTACGTAAGCTGCATGTGAAGATCTAACTCTTGTTCGGAGCCTGGAATTTGAGACTTATCATTTTCGTTTATAGTTATACCTAAAGTCTCTTCAACCAGCTCGTTTAAGCTTTTAGTTTGAAAATCACCTAACAACGACTCCATGTGTTTAGTTCTTTTATTTACACCGTGTGGATCTTGAGAATATGCTTTTATGTCGTACATTCTTTCTGCCATACCATTAACAACTATATCTACAAACTTAGGTATAATAGGTACTGGCTTCCAGTCTAAATTAAGATAGGACAAATCACCATTAATAGATAACTCATCCTTATACTTTTGAACAGACTGTTCGCCTCTAGCGTACAACCTTAAATTATGAAAATTACTAGATGCGTTTACGTATCTATTACTATGGGAGTCATTGTGAAACCACTCGCGAGAAATAGCCTTCCCAACATCCAAACCATACTCACCAGTCATCTTTTCTAGATCACTAACAACTTGACTTGGAAAACCACCTGTTACACCTGACTTTGACATATTCGTTATTTAATTATTTTTGAGGTACTACCATCATTTTTATACTTTGAAATGCTTATGTTTAACTGCTGCCTTTCTATCTTTGCGTTTGGTGCATACAAGTGTCTGTTACAAGCCATTACAGCTAGCCCAGAACTAATTGCTGCGTCAAACTTTGTTCTTTTGTTTATATCAAACCTAGCCCAGTCATTCAAAGTATTGTTGAAATACATTGTACCATGATTACCATTCGTTTGTATACCTACGTGATCTTGTATATACATCTCAATAGCGGCCGCGTGGGCTTGTTTTATATCCTCACTTGAGTTTGGTATTCCACCAACTTCTTTTTCTGCTACAGACAACTTGTTCCATACTTTATCCGGCCTATTCATAGAGTAACCTCTATAACCTCTTCTTCTTAAGTAGTACAAAAGTCTAGGCTTGTTATTCTCACATAGCAAGGGCATTCCGTAAAACACTAAAGCCATTAGAACTTCTTCAAAAAATATCTCAGCCGTTTGGGGTCTTGCTACATATTCTAGGAAAAAAGAACTAGAAGGAGCTTCTTCCATAGAAAACTTTGTTAAACCATGCAAAGCTCCGTTTGATCCTCTTCCGTCTACTGTCCCTGATATATCATACGAATCACAACCAAAAGCGCCTACGTGTTCGTTTCCAGGATATCTAATACCGTTTTTAAGTATTACTCTGTTTTGCATTTGTTGAGGTGGAAACCAGCTTATTTTAAATCTACCTTTTGGGTCTGGATAAAATATAACTTGCGAATCTTTTATTCCATTTACCCATTGAAAATTACCAGTTGTAACCCCTATTGTTCTAGACATCTCTTCATTGTAATCTATCTGCTCGTATATTTTAACTAAGTTAAATATACTTCCTTTTGCTTCGTCTCTGAAAGCGTGTTCTGTTGTTCTTGGAAACTGACGGTAAAATTCATTCAAACCATCTTGGTCATCTTTTAAACCATCAACCTCGTTTTGCCAGTTATCTATTACACCTACATCTATTAATTCACCATCAGGTGCGAGTCTATCGACATCAGGAGTAGTAAAAACTGGAACTCCGTGCTCATCAATAAATCCTTCGTAGTTCCATTCCATTGGGATAAACAAAGAGTATAAACCAGACTTTGTTTGACCATTTCTATTTCTTTTTGTGACATCGGATGAGTTATATAGTTTTTTAAAGTTTTCTCCACCTTTGTCTAACGCATTTGAGGTTGATCCCATCATACATTTACCAATGATCCTAGAACCTAATCGTAAACATGTTTTTGTAACCCTCCAGTTATTTAATATATTATCTGGTCTTTCCCACTTACCACTTTCATCATGTACTAGAAGGGCTAATTTTTCACCATCATAACTATTGTCTCCAGTATTCTTCCAGTCAATAGTTGTATCTAATCCCTGTATGTCCTCCAGCTTTTCATTAGTAGTGATCTTCTTTCTAGTAAACTTACTAGCGGGTACACGATAAGCAAGCTCGGATTTTGGACGATCCATACCATCTTGTATAGGTTTAAAAAAGAATGGGTAATTGATTGATATAGGTACAACT